CATATTCTCAAACGCAGCATCCATTATTGGTCCTCTCCATCTGTCAAATACAATTCGATCATGCTGAGACAGTTCCTGGAGCGCATTGATGCAGTTTCTTTTTACATCATCGTTGTAAAAATCCTTTTTCTTTTTCCATTGGACCATCTCTAGAATTGTCGGCAAAGCTAACGCCATCATGTACCTACGCCCCCTCAACGGATGAGTTTTCAAAAAACTCCGTTTCAGGAAAGAGACATCACCAATCCTGCGATTCTGATCAATATGACCACCAGACTTGTTCTCGTCTGTATATGTCCATCCCATCTTAGCAAAAGCCGTAGTATAGGCATCCTGGGTCAGCAGATCATAATACGGACCATTCTTCTGAACTGCTATCAGATTGTCATCCCCATAAGTGGCGAATTTGACATGGTCATTGATAACATTCAAGAAGTCCCTAGCCTTCTTGCCTCTAAGGTCCAATATTAGAATCGTAGCGTATCGTAAAGCGACAACATTACACCATGAATTAAGATATGATGTAAAGAAGTTGCCGGATGAATTGCTACCAACCCACTCAACAACTCTACCCTTGGAATCAACATGTCTCGAATTGCAAATATCTTCAAAAATGACTTGCCTCGCCTTCCAATTGTCCGATCCGCGATCATTATAAAAATTATCTATTGTGTCAGTGAACCTGGTCATCAAAAAATATGGCAAATGGCCATCGAATGATGAAAAGTCACCAGCAATAATTTTACTATCAGGACCAAGATAATTAACAAGCTCATCAGCATCAGCATAAACATTCAAGCCGATACACATGCCGTTTCGAATTCGATTTTGTTGGAAAGCATGGACCGCTGCACCAAACATCATCCTAGACATGATCAAATGTTTGAGAGGGGCCCCAAAGATAGACCTGGTTTTACCAGCATCAACTTTTTCCTTCGGACGCCTCTCATCTTTCAACGTCACACGACAAGCGTGTTTTGTTCGTATACTTTTTTTTGCTAAGGCAATTTCTGCGTCAACAGAGGCTCGCAATTCAATTTCACGATCACTGCCGAAAACATAATCACCTTCGGTTCCGAAAAAATCTCGTTTTCCACCCAGACATGTTTCCGT